TCGTTTGGTTCCAGGTTTGCAATAATGCGGGGAACTCGGATCTGACCATCGAGACCACGGGAGACGGGATCTTGTTTGAATGTCGAGCGACTCAGGGCACTGGGGCTACCAAAACCAGAGTTTGCTGCAATAGATGGACGCTGGATAACACTATCTCCACCAGCATCAATCAGATCAGTCTTGGGACGAGAAGAAAGCAGAGTTGGGTTGCCAAAGAATGTGATGTTCTTCCGCATGGTGCGGACTAGATCATCATGCGTAACAATTTGGTTGGCTAGAGCGTCAAACTCTCCATAGCCTTCCATGGCAAACCCTTTCGGGTTATTGAAGATCTCAACGCAGGGAATAAAACCGAGTGAATTTTTAAATTTCTTGGACGTTCCAGGGGTTGTATAAGACGGGAGATCAAAAGACATCTCACCTTCGGAGTGAGTTTCTTCGATGATGTCTGCTTTGATCGAGAGCTTGATATAGCGCTTGGCACCCTGATCAGCCGTGGTGGGATTGCCGGTCATGTTGGTGACATTAATATTGTCACCAAAACCGAAGCCACGGCGAACCTTGTAGCTGTAGATGATCACCACCTCTTCCAGTTCGCCGTCTACGTTGTAGAAACTGCGATACTCGTGCTCTCGGAAGTAGTAGAGACGATAGTTTTGTTTGGTGGGCCGGATGTAGAAAAGACCTTTACCGTCGCAAAGGAAGTAATCCCAGATGGAATCAAGCCGTGTATCAAGTTGGTTGTACTTGATTACACGATCAATAAAGTCTTTGCGCTGATTGCCAAAGTTGTCCTGACTGGGGAAAAACTCGATACCCTGACGGATACCGAATAACTTCATCTGCGCCAGGTGTGACGAAACGATGCTGGTATCGACGACGGTCGCAGCATCCTTATCAATGTAAGCATTGATGATTTCTTGGAGTCTGGCTTTAGCGTCCGTCGCCATTAACTATTGCCTCTTTTAATTGATACTAGCAGTTTTACCAAGGATTACTAACGAAGAAGTTGCAATGCACGTTCTTGCTCGGCACGACGGCGCAACATCTGTTCAGCTAAAGATCCAGAACCCTGCTCAGGTGCGTTGCCTTGCTCGGCCTGGCGGATCGCTTCCTGTGGTTTACCCTGGAACCAAGACATTGGATTTAAGAAGTTAAAGCCCTGTGCAACCTGCATGCCGCCCATATTTCCAATTGCACCGGGGAGATTGCTGCTGCCTGGAATACCTGCAAATGGAAGCTGGGGTCCGGGAGCGTTCATCCTGTCGTAGTACTGCTGAAGATCTTGAGGGCGATCATCAAACCGCTTAAGCTCTTCTAGCTGCTCTCTGCTCATACCTTTAAAAGGGCTGCGAGGACCAATATCAAAACTGGGGTTACCTGCCATGTAGGCGCCACCATTGCCAGGCATTCCTGGAACACCGTATCCGCCGTCTGTCCGTAACATCTACTTATCGTCTCAATCTTCCTATTTTACTCTTCTAAAACTTCATAGCCCGCAGAATCGTTCACTTTGCTAATGACGATTCCTTCACCACGGACATCCCAGTTGAGCACGTCTCCTTCTTGCCAGCCGAGGTCTTCGATTACTTCGTCAGGGAGAACAATATACTGATCTCCGTTTTCGTCCTCTTGGACCTCAAGGATGTAGCTCATTTTGACAGAAGCTTTTCCATAAGCTTATCAAGCTTATTATTTATTTGTCTAAAGTTTTCGTGCATCTCCTGGATTTCTCGCAAGAAGTCAACCTTAAGCACGTAGTCCATGGGCAGCTGCTTTACGTCGTCTTCCAAGCAATCAATCCTTCTTTTCTGTGAACTAATATAACTGAAAGCTTGATCTATCTTCTCTTTCTGCCTATCAAGGATACGGTTGGCAGCCCATGAACCGCCCGTCAAAGCAGAAATTATGGCCGTTAGGCCTATTGCTACGTATTCCGGACCCACTTTTTGATTTTGCTTTTTTCTAATTCTAAGTTTAGAAATCGAGCTGAAGCTGCCCCTTCCTTGCTAAACCGGTCACTAACCACACCAACGCGTCAACACAGTCATCATGGCTACTGACACCGAAGTTCGTGAGTTCCTCGAAGAGATTTGTGAAGTTCCGGTACCTGTTGAAGATGATTTTGCGGTCTTCAAACATGCCAATAATTCCACGAAAACGTGCCAGCTTATCTGCACGGAAGCCCTTGACTGGGTGCCAAATCAAGTTGTAGAGACTTTCGTTATTGAGGCAAACCCGTTTGAAGTCTGCTTCGAGAGAAGCCTGGTACTGAACGGCTTCTGACCAAATATCGCACGTTGAGTAGGTCGGAAAGTAATTGCCATTATCATCTCGTCCCAGGATGGACCAGTCATTGAGAAGCTCTTTCATGGCGTCGAGTTTCTCTAAGTTGCCCATCACCCTGATTCTGCGGTAATCGATGATATGAATGCGATCTCCGATCCGACCACCCAAGACCATCACCGTGTAATCGTTCTTTTCTTTGACACCAGCAGACAAGTCAACTCCCATACCAAGAGCATCGAACTCTGTTGAGATTTCTGCTTTCACAATCAACTCTGGCGCCAAGGACAGTTCGTTCTGTCTGACCACTTGATTCATGTACTGAAACGAGAAAGCAATCGGTGCTTGTCGTTTCTTTTCCTTCAGGTAATCAAGAGACCACATCTCAGGCCAATAGGATTGTTCGTCTCCAGTTTTGGGATCATTTTGAATTGCAGAGAGAACAATCTGTATCCAGTTGTTCTGCTCGTTGAAAGTTGTGGAATGTATGTCATCATGCCGGAAACGAGTTCCAAGGCAGATAGCCCTTGCTCCCTCAAACATGGTTGGTGCGATCACAGCATTCCAGTTGTCCTGCATCTGCTTTCGGATGTCAGGGTTTGAGATATCCGCTGCCGACTTGATAGCGTCATCAATCATGACGAGGTGAGAACGCTTTGAGGTCACTGAACCCTTGAGACCAGCAGCGCAGAGTGTGAACTGTTCTTCACCGGTGGTGTCAATGCCTGCAAACTTGTGGTCAATCGACCAGTACTCATTGCTGGTAACGTTCTTGAGTAGACGAACTGTTGGGAAGACTTCTTGGTATCGCTTGCTTTCAATGATGCGTTTAATAGTTGCGGACTTGGAGCGTGCAATATCAACGGTGTATGAGAGATACAGGATCTGCAGCGGCATCTTTGCTGCAGTGTGGATGCCAATTGCCCAGGCAGTCAGCAAGCCAAGCACTGTGGACTTGGCAGAGCCCCGTGGGGCAAGCAAGTCAATATTGGGACCAGCAATCTTGATCAGGCAGTTGCTGTCCTCGTTGGTGATGAAGTGACGGTGCCAATCTTTGTGGTGTTGAGCAGGGGGCTTATCAGCGACGTACTCACAGAAATAACCAAAGTCCTCCCTGGCCTTTTCCAGGAGATGTTCGTTTTTGTTTTCTTTGACCTGAAAATTACGTGCGGCAGCCTTAGCGTTGCGGCGATACGCGAGATGAACGTAAGAAGGCACGTTATTCTTTTGGTAGTATTAATAAAATACTACCGCATGCTTTTAAGCAAAGAAGTCTTTATAGCTAGGCATATCAACTTCGTAAGGAGAGCGGTAAGGATCATAAGGACGTTGACCACTCTTGACGAGAGTTGCAAACATCTCATCGTTTTGCTGTTGACGCATTAAGTTCTTCTGTTGACGTTGCTGAGCAAAACGAGTAAAGAACTCTTCGTTCATGGCCTTACCAGCCATCGGCATTGGCTGAGATACACCGCCCATTACTTCTCTCCTTTTCTTGCCTTTTTCTGCTCTTGGTACTTACGAGCTTTATCAAGAGCTGCTTTGCGCTTCTCTTTATCGCTCATTTCAGAGCCGTCTTCTTTCTTGGCTTCTTTCTTTTTGAAATGCTCCAAGAGCTGAGGAGGCATCTTACCTTTTGCCATATCAGCTACCTACGCCACGCATGCGTGCAATCAACTGTTGATACTCAGGAGTACCAGGCTCAGGCATGCGGCTGGCACGGCCAGGACCGAATGCGATGCCAGAACGAGGTTGACCGGCTCCGCCAAATGGAGTACCAAACAAACCAACACCACGCTCAACAGCACCACCAGGAGCTACAGGTTCACGTTCACCAGCGGCACGTTGGAAATTACGGAAGATTTCTTCGCGGCGACCAGTGCGGTCACGCTCGCGGGTCAGTTCACCACGGCGATACACAGCTTCTTCATAACCAGGGGGCTTGGGGGCGTCTGCCACGCCAGGGCGCTCGCCTGGGAACATGGAAGCCTCACCAACTTGAGGCCCGCTTTGCTCTTGGAACCGTTCAGCAAGGGCTTCTGCCACACCAGGAGCTTCTGGAGCGCCACCGTCACCAGCCAAGGCATTGCGACGACGAGCGCGGCCTTCTGCAGCACGTTGCATCGGGCTACTCTCGCCACGGCGGCCTGCCTTAAGGCTTTCTGCCATCCTGGCACGGGCAGCTGAATTACCCGCTAATTGTTGATTTTGCGTTTCAGCGCCCATTTTTCTCTTTGCGTTAAAACTATTTTAAAGGATTTAAGTCTATTCCTCTAGTTGCATTCTAGCCCACACACTCATTGACGCTTCGTTCAAAGGTATTTCAATCGGATCGTCTTTAAAAACAAACAGTAACTCACGAACGGCTCGATCAGCCCCAGCCATCAGGAGGCCCTTGCGATCACGGGTTGCGGTGAACTGTTCAATTTGAGCAATGGCACCACGCAATTCTTTTTGCATGGATGCAATACGTGCGACACCAGCATCACGCTTGACAACACCCATCTCTACAGCTTCCCGTAGTTTACGAATGTCTTCCTGCATCTCTTCAATTTCGAAGAGAAGAGTCTTACGGTGATCAGGCTTTTTATATTTGCTGTTAACCCAAAGATCGCACGCAACAATGCTCCCTGTATACCCAAGGAAACGGGCATACAAGAAGCACTCGATCACTGAGTTGTTATCAGCTGCGAAGGAGCAAAACGATTCTTGAGTGGAGGAATCAAGA